GTCATTTGCAATACTTTCAGGAATAAGAGAAGATCATTCCGTTCCTGAGAATCTTGAATTATGGACAGGATTAATTGGTTCTTTAATAACAGGAATATTAGTTTTTATTAACAAAAATAGCAAATAATTATGAATGAATTTATTGGAATAATCGTTGAGTTTTTCACAATACTTATAGATTTTATTTTTAAGTATTTTGATTATATTATTGTATTTTTTGCAGGTTATACTTATTTAAAGTTTAATGAACTTGAAGACGAGTGTGTAAGAAACAAATGGACATTTTGTGAAAAGTTTTTAAATTCGGAATTATCATGGAAGAATAAATGGTATTGGAATGAGCATAATGAGCGTATACCTAATCAGAGACCTCGATGGGCTTATTTATGGCTTTGGGTTCCTGACTACCAAGAAAGATTTTGGTTGTCAACAACAATATTTGTATGGAAAACTGATGGAGAACATTTATTTCAGCATATAAAACATCTTGCTATTTTCATAGGATTTTTAGCTATATCATGGGAATGGGCTATTATTTGGTTTTTAGGGAAATCACTTTCTCAACTCATTAAAGAGTTAAAGGGATGGCTTTCTTTATAAAATATACTGTACAATGAGATAACATCACTTTTCAGCCATTTATAGATATTACAGTACAGTATATATTGAAGAACTAAATAAAGAATAATATATGTTTATAGAGATTAAAGATGGCAAAGCCGTAGTATCGGAACAAGGAATGGGGATCCCCATAGTAAAAAAAGTTTACAATCGAGATAAGAGTTCAGGGAAAATTTCATTTGAAAAATGGATGAGATTTGTATTTCATTCATATGATAAAAACAGTATTTACAAAAACTATCTTCCACAGGAAAGAGAAAAAAAGGTTGTTGAAAATCTATTTCCGGATAAGAAAGTAAATTATTTCAAGACTATTCCAGGAATGCTTGCATTGATTGAATTTTACATTGAGTCTTCATATTCTTTTAAAGAACTTTTGTATAGAAGATTGTTAAAAGATGTTGAGGAGATGATGGATCGATTAAGCAAAATAGAATTGACAAGAGTAACAAGGGTAAAAGGAAGGCGTGACGTAACATTTTTTTCAAAGACAGAGAAAAAAGAAGTTACTGAGACAATAGATATTGATGTGCGTTTAAGCATTGATAATTCAGAAGAGAAAATAAAAGCAATGGATATACTCGATAAATTACTGAAACGAGAAATAACATTAAAAAAAGCTTTAATGGAAGAACAGATACAAGAAGATCTTAAGAAGCAATCAGCAAACAGGCTTTTTGACAAATAAATATTAATTTAGCAAAAAAGAATTAGAGAGTTATTACAAATAAGGGATAGATGAAATTTATATCAACACGAAGAGCATCACCAGTAATTCATGGTAATGATAAACCATGGCAATACGATTTATTTCATCATCTTCCCGAAGAGGTTCCAGAAAATTCAAAAGCTTATAAAGAGTATCTTATAGACAATAATATTGTAATAGATGTTGAGTGGTGGAATGAACAAAAAAGACGATGTGAGCAAGGAATTGACATTCCTAATGCCATTGAAAAAGGAGGCAATGCTTATGTAGATGAAGTTGATGTCTTTTGGAATGATTCTTTAATAGCGGACAGATATCTTGACGAATACGATTACCTTATACCACCAAACAGTTGTTATATTCCTTCACACAAGCTTTTAATTGAGAACAAAACAATACATATTACCGGCAGACATTATTTTTACTTAAACTTCTGGCCTATTTTTCGAAACAGAGATGATGTAGCCAGAAAAGACATCTTACCTCCTAAATTCATAGATATAGATTTTTTCTTTTTCAGACGCATGGAAATAATGGTCGAATTAGTGAAAGATGATCTTGAGATGAAAGGCAGACAAGTTGGTATCAGTGAAAAGTTTGCGTTAATGTTAGGATTTAATTTTACATTTTTCAAAGCCTCAGTTAACATTGTTGTAGGAGGAGAAAGCGCAGATGCTGATCACACGATGGAGAATACTCAACGTGGACTCAAATATTTAATCAACACTCAGTTTTATAAAGAACGCGATAAAAGTACTTCTGATTTTTGGAGAGCAAAATATTTCCGTAGTGAGATAAGATCAATATCTGCAAAAGATAATGCTCAAGCAGTTTCCAGATTTTCACCAACATTACTTATTTGTGAAGAAATTGGTAAATGGAAAAAAGGCCTGCTTAAGGAGTTAAAACAGTTTGTTGATGTATCTACCCAAGCAGAGAATAAAAAGACCGGATACATCATACTAGGAGGTACAGGAGGAGACATGGAGGCCGGAGCTGCAGATGCTGAGGATATGGCTTATAATCCAGAAACAGTAAATGTTCTTGAATTTAAAAATATATTTGATAAGGATAATACAGTATTTAGTAAAACATGTCATTTTATTAGCTCGATGTATTTTAGGGTTATAGATAATGACGGCAATTCTGATGTAGTTTTAGGGAAGAAAGCTGTTCTTGAAGAGAGAGCAAAATTAAAGGGTAAGGATAAATATACTCACACAACACAAAGAGCTCTTTATTTAGGAGATGCTTTTATGGTAAACACCGGTGGTTATTTCGGAGAAGAAGTTGCTATGTGGTGTAATGAAAGGATGTCTTTTATACGTACTCATGAGTCAGAACAAGTTATTGAACGTGGTTGGTTAAGATGGAAAAATCGATCAAACAAATGGGAAGGTGTATATTTTGAACCAGATGAAGATGGACCATTTAAAATATATGAACATCCACAAGTAGATATTGATAATAAAGTTTATCATAATCTTTATGTTACTTCAACTGACTCATACGATCAAGATGAGAGTTACACTACTACTTCACAAGGAGCTTGTGGTGTAAAGAAAAGATTCCTTAATTCAGATTCAATATACAATACAATAGTTGCTCTTATTGTAGAAAGGCCAGAGACATCTGTTGGAGGAAAAGATGTTTTTTATGAGTATACAGCACTTCTGACTATGTATTATAATAGTAAGAATTTAATAGAATGGAGTAAGATACTTATTTTTGAATGGTATGCTCGTAATGGTCTTGAGTCCTTATTAAAAGAACGTCCGGAATTTGTTTTATCTAAAATGATAAATAAGACACAGACTACTAACTATTATGGTATAGATCCCTCAACAAAACCGAGTTGGTTAAAATTAATGGCTGATTATTTAAAAGTAAAAGAAAATATTGATAAATGTTATTTTCCGGAACTTCTTAAAGCCTGGGCAACATTTAAATATATCCCGGGAAATTCTAGTGGAAAATATAATTGCGACAGAACAATAATGACGTCACTACTCGAAACATATGAAGAAGATATAAGAGAAATGGAGGTAATGTCAGATTCAGAAATTGATAATGATGTAGCTTTGCCAACGTATAAAGTAAGTGATTCAGGAGAATTGGTAATGAGTTTATAAATCCTAAAAAGGTTAACAAAATGGAAATTGATTTAAATAAAGACAGTAAGACCAAAGAGGGTCGAGATCGGATTGTAAAAGAATTAAGTATGCAAGGAACTAATTCTTTTTTAAGGCATCGTGATGCTATATCATGGCAAATGTTTAATAATACTGGTGATACAAAGGAGTTTAAGTTTCTTACAGAAGTAGGAGAATACGCTTTACCGGCAAAGATTAGACAGATACCTATTCAACGGACAAAGGCTAATATTCTTTTATCACAACAATCATTAAGAAACACAAAACATGGTATTAAGATTGTTGATGGAAATGGAATAAAAAAGAAGCTTACCGAAATGTTTAAATCATTAATGATTATATTTGCGGATATGGCAAATCAAAAATACAGAATGATAGAGGCCAGTATTCAGCAAATTGACAGCCAGGTGCAGCAAATGCAAGCGATGTTGCAAGAAGAGCCACAAAGTTCTGAAGAAGCACAACAGCAAGAAGAAATAAAAAGAGAACTTCCTCAGATAATGTACCAGACTCAATTAATGAAAGATAATATGGGTCAGGTTATGAGTTTGAGTAATGATGAGAAGCAAAAGTTCCTAATGAAATTCAAAGATGATTATGAAGATCTTTATGAAGTTTATGCTCATAAGTTGATGGAAAAGATAAAAGATGAAATGCAAGTTAAAGCAGAGTCACTTGATGCTTTGCGAAATAAAGTTGTTGAGGGAAGAGAATATTTTTATGTGAATTATAATCATGAACGTGGAGAGTTAGAATATAAATCTTATTCCGGATCAAAAATCAGTTATCCTAATATCGAAAGTATAGGATGGACATATAATTTACCATGGGTTATTATTGAATCTTTTATGTCAAAAGAACAAATCAGAAAGAATTTCCATTTAAACAGACAAGAATTACAGATTCTTGATAAAATGACGATAAGTGAAACAGCATCATCAGGAGCATTTGTTACCGGTCCTGGCCAAGCAGTAATTCTTGATAACAATAGTACAGGAAGCACAAATAACTATATAACTACTCGAAACGGGATTAGTGTAAAAGAGGTATGGTGGAGAATCGATCAAAGAATACAAGCAATACAGGGGCCCAATAAATATCAAAAAGGAAAACACTTTACTAAGTTTGTTGATGGAGATAAAGAAGTTATTGATTCTAAAAATCATAATTACGACAGGAAAACAGATACCTACAAAGAAAAAGGTACAGGAATCCAGAAAAGGAGATCAGAAATAAATGTATTTAATTCGGCAAAAGGAGAAAAATTACAAACAAGATATTTTGATAAAAGATTTTTTGGAGTAAATATAGGAAATGGATCACTGATTATTAGCGGAGAAGACAGAGTTCAACCTCATCCACAAGACAATTTATCATTTACACCATTACCTATCATTGGAAAAACTTTTAATGGTATAGGAGAATATCCATATAGTATTATTTGGGCTACAACAGAACTTCAAAAGCAATATTGGATAGTAACTTATCATAGAGAGCTTACATTCGCTCTTGCCGGAGCTAGTGGCGTTGTGTTTGATTTATCACAGAAACCAGATGCCATGTCTAAAGAGGAATGGTTTTACCATATGAAATTAGGACGATATTTAATTCAGACTATTTCAAAATCTGGAGCAAGAAAAAATACAGGATTTAATCAGTTTACTAAAGTAGATCAGACATTAACGAGTTCTATTCAATATTATGGAGCAATACTTGAAGGTATTGAGGCTCAAATAGGAACATTAATGGGAGTTCCGAGACAAAGAGAAGGTCAAATTGAAAGTACAGATCAGGTTGGAACATTTAGCCAGGCAAACCGACAGGCGATGCTTGTTACAGAAATTATGTTTAAAGAACATGATGAGGTTGAGATGAAAGCACAGGAGATGTTATTAAATCTTGCTGTACAATATAAATATAAACCTGGTGATATTGTTGA